TGGGTGTGGGTGGTGCTGTATCTTTGGATGGAAGTCTTCATGTAGATGATAAAGTATGTGCAAGTTCTTTTTATGGCGATGGTTCAAACCTTAGTGGTGTAACTGCAACGATTGCTGGTAATATATCAGTAAGCAATGCCACAGTAGGCGGTAATCTCTATGTAGGCGGTACAGCCACAGTTGCTGGTGCTGCACACCTACAGTCTACTTTATCAGTTGGTGGGGCCGCACAGTTTGCCAGTACGGTAACTGTGTCAGGTGCAACACAACTACAAAGTACAGTAACTGCTGTTGGTGCAGCTACTTTTAAATCTACAGTTACAGTAGAGAATGTAGCAGCCCTAAAAAATAATGTAACTGTTGGTGGTACATTTGCAGTGGCTGGTGCAGCTACCTTTACCTCCAAAGCGGAGTTTGATAATGATGTATCAGTTAGCGGACGTTTGGATATTGCTTCTTCTGTTTGTGTAGGAGGCATTGCAAACTTTGCTGATGATGTATCAGTAAGCGGAAATATAAATGTAGTTGGTAATGTAACGGCTGCATACTATTATGGTGATGGTTCTAATCTTACAAATGTGGAAGCTGAACTTGGTATTGCCACAAACATCTCTGTATCAGGTTATATAAATGCTGGTGGTAATGTATCAGTAAGCGGTACTTTCAATGTTGTTGGTGCAGCAACATTTAAAGATGATGTAAGTGTAAGCGGCAATACTAATCTTGGCGGCACAGTTACAGTAGGTGGCGCAGTAAGTCTGGCATCCAGCCTTAGTGTAGGTGGAGCAGCTAATTTTGCAAGCACAGTAACTATTGCTGGTACAAATATTCAGGCATCAAATGCAAGAGTATGTGCAAGTGCATATTATGGTGATGGTTCTAATCTTACTGGAATTACTGCATCAATAGAAGGCAACATTTCTGTAAATAATGCTACGATAGGTGGTAACTTATTTGTAGGTGGTACTGTAACGGTAGCAGGGGCTGCAATATTTGAAGACAGTGTATCAGTATCAGGCAATGTGGATATAGCAGGTAACACCTCAGTAGGTGGAACTCTGATGACCACAGGAGCCGCCACATTTGATGATGACGTATCAGTAAGTGGTAATACAAATCTTGGTGGTACAGTAACTGTAGGTGGGGCAGTCAGCCTTGCATCAACCCTTAGTGTGGGAGGTGCAGCAAACTTTGCCTCTACAGTGACCATAGCAGGAGCTGTGAGCCTTAACTCTACTCTCTCGGTAGGTGGGGCTACCCATCTTGCCAGTACCGTCACAGTGGCCGGGAAAGCCATTTTTGAAGACAGCGTGTCTGTAAGCGGTAATCTGGATGTCGGTGGCAATGTTTCAGTTGGTGGAACACTCTTTGCTGCTGGAGGAATTACTTATGATGGAGATGTATCTGTCAGTGGTAACTTAGCCGTTGGCGGTAATACTTCTATTGGTGGTACACTCAGTGTTACAGGTGCAGTATCTCTTGCATCTACTCTTAGTGTAGGAGGAGCAACAAATCTAGCAAGCACAGTTACTGTAGTAGGTGCCGGTACGTTTAAAGATAGTGTATCGGTATCAGGTAATGTTAATATAGGCGGAACTGTAACGATAGGTGGTGCAGTATCTCTTGCATCTACTCTTAGTGTAGGAGGTGCAGCAAACTTTGGAAGTACTGTAACAGTAGCTGGTGCGGTATCACTAGCATCAACTCTTTCAGTAGGAGGAGCAGCACACTTTGCATCCACAGTTACAGTAGCTGGTGCAGCAATCTTTGAAGATGCAGTATCAGTATCAGGTGCGGTAAATATAGCTGGTAATACTTCTATTGGTGGTACACTTATAACCACAGGCAAGGCAGAGTTTGAAGATGATGTTTCGGTAAGTGGTAATACTGTTCTTGGAGGTACACTTAGAGTTGCAGGAGCAACATCACTGGAGGGTGCAGTTGATCTTAACAGTACGCTTACTGTGGCAGGAGCAGTATCACTTGCTTCTACATTATCAGTAGGAGGAGCAGCACACTTTGCAAGTACAGTTGATGTTGAAGCCGGTACTGTGAACATGAATCTTAATTCAACAGGCACTAATGCGGGAAGCGTTGTACGTTTCAGAAATTCCGGCACCAACATGGGAGTTATTCAGCTTGGTGCGACGGGTGGAAAATCCATGTTTTTTGATGTTGTAGATACCGATGGGATTATGTATTTCCGCACGCAAGGCGACACCAGCCGCATGACAATTGCCGCCGCCGGGACAGTCAACGTGGCTGGCACTTTCACTGCTGGCACGAAGACTTTTAGAATTGACCACCCGCTGCCAGCGAAGACAGATACGCACTATCTGCTGCACAGCAGTATCGAAGGTCCGCAAGCTGACCTGATTTACCGGGGCCGTGTCGATCTAGTGGCCGGGACAGTGGACGTAAACATTGATACTGCGGCGGGCATGACTGACGGCACTTTCGAGGTTCTTTGCGGTGACGTGCAGTGCTTCACTTCGAACGAAGACGGCTGGACCGCTCTGAAAGGTTCTGTTTCCGGCAACGTGCTCACCATCACGGCGCAGGATAATGCTTGCACTGATACGGTTAGCTGGATGGTTATTGGCGAACGGAAAGACGCTAAAATGATCGAATCTGAATGGGCGGATAATAATGGCAAATTAATCGTTGAGACTTTGAAAAGCACCCATGAATAAAAACTTATAGGAAAATATAGATAATATGTTTTATTACTTATCTGTAATAGGAATCTTAGTGTTGTCTTCTAATCAGGGTGTCATAGAAAGATCTATTACAGGTAGTTTTAATAACTTAGAAGCATGTCAAGTATATAAAGAACATGTTGAAAATATAATTAAACAAGTACCATCTGCAACAATATTTAAGTCTGAGTGTAGAGAGAAAAATAAAGAAAAAGGAAAGGCAAGTTAATGGCAAGCACATATACAACTAATCTCCGTCTGACAAAGCAAGCAGATGGAGAGAACCCAAACAGTTGGGGAGCTATTCTTAATGATGGAGTTATCAGTCTTGTTGATGATGCTATTGCTGGGTACACTACTGTATCACTTGGTAGTGCTGCAACTGTAACTTTAACTAATGTTCAGGGTGCTGGCGATCAATCTCGTTCTGCTATTCTTGAATTTAAAGGCACAGTTGGCGGCACTCACGATGATATTGTTGTCCTTGTTCCTAACAACTCTAAATCTTATATAGTTAGAAATTCTGTATCATATAATGATAGTACAGATTCTGTAGTATTGAAAGTTGCTGGTAATTCTGGTTCTACGCTTGAGCAGGGAAGTACTGCTCTTTATGTTACTAATGGTACAACTGTCCTACCAGTTACAAGTAATATTTTTAACAGTATTATTACAAGTGTTTTAACAGTATCTACTTCTGCTATGTTTGTTGATAATGCCAAAGCTAATTTTGGCACAGGCAGCGATCTTCAAGTTTATCATACTGGATCACATAGTTATGTTCAGGAAACTGGTACTGGTAGTTTGTATGTGGCTGGTTCTAATGTTATTATTTCTAATGCAGCCGCAACCGAAACCATGATTAACGCTACTGAAGACGGTGCTGTTGGTATTTATTATGATAATGCAGTAAAACTTGCAACAACAAACACAGGTGCTCAAGTTACAGGTACTTTTCTTGCCACCACAGATACTGATACATCTAATACAGGAAGCGTGACACTTGATTTTGCTGCTAATCAAAATTTTATACTGACACTTACCGGAAATCTAACGCTTGCCAACCCCACAACAGAACAAGTTGGTCAGGCAGGTGTAATTACATTTATTCAAGACGGTACTGGTTCCAGAACACTAACACTTGGATCACAATATAAAACAGCGTCAGGTGCTGGTATTACTTTGAGTACGGCTGCTGATGCTGTCGATGTAGTCCCATACTTTGTACAGAGTGCTGATAACATACTTCTTGGAGCAGTTCAGAAAGCTTTTTCTTAATGACGATGTTTTCTTCATTCTGGTTTCTTCAAGAAGCTACACTAACATATTCAGCAGACGCTACTAATGTTAATCTCCTGTCGGATGCTGTGGCTGTTGGCTTTGATGCTAGTGCCGGTGGTATATTAAATATTATTATTAATAGCGGAATAACATTATCTGGAACAACAACTAATGCAATTAGTTCAGGTAATTTTCCTGCTAATTCAATTGTTACGATAACAAATAATGGAACTGTTTCTGGATATACAGGAGATGTTGGTTCTGCGGGAGCGGATGGTGCGGTAGGTGGTGATGCGTTTTATGCTGAATTTACCGCCAGCGGTTCAACGTGGTCTATTATAAATAATGGAACATGGGGTGGAGGCGGCGGTGGAGGCGGCGGTGGTGCAAGCCGTTCGACTTTTTATGGTGGCGGCGGCAAAGGTCCGGGGTCTTGTTCCACTCCAACATACATAGGAAGCGCAGGAGCGGCAGGTGGTTTGGGAGAAGCGGGCGCTGACGGTAGTAATCCCGGCTCTGGGTCTGCGGATTGTATAAATTTTCCTGCTGGTGCTGGCGGTGCTGCCGGGTATGCTGTCAGAAAGAATGGGCTAACTATCTCAACCACAGGAACATTTTTAGGAACGGTCGGTTAAATGAAAATTCTTATTCCTTTTTCAGGCGGTGTTAATTCAACATATGCATTATGGCGTTGGTTATCTGATACTGATCATGAGATAACTGCAATCTGTGCTGAAGAACAGTGGTCTGATACTCCTAATAATGAAGAATCTGTTGTTGTCTGGCTAAAAGATAATATCCGAAACTTTGAGTTTGAAAAGATTCAATGGCCGGTTAATTATATTCCAAAACAAGAAAGTATAAGAGTTGGTTTTAGTAATACATTAGATATAGGTATGATAAAACCCCGATATCATGGATACAAAAAATTGATTGATGACAAAAAACCAGATGGTATTGTTATAGGTATAAGCTTGGAAAACACAGCAACTGATAACCATGAAAGACTAAGATATCTTTTTGAAACTGCTGGTGTAGATAACTATTTTTCAGGTAGTCGTGAGTTAATACCTATTGCTCAAGGCAAAGATTTTAATTATAATATGATTGCTGCTGATCTGATGGGTCGTTTTGAGCAGTGGGAGAAAATGCCTTCTGAATTAGTAAAACTTATTCCCAGTAAGTGTAACCCTCGTCACGATCCAAATGACATATCATATCGTTGTATGTCTTGTCTTTATGAAAGCGTCATAGAGAAACGTACTGATTTAAGCGGTGCCGAACTTGACTCAATTTTTGCTAAGTATGGTAGTTATGGAAAATGGCGTTCAAAAGCAAATCCTAAAACTTATATCTACAGAGGACGGCCTCATAATAAAGCACTTGAATTACTAGATATTAATTCAGGTTACGAAGATAGCAACGTCTAGATTAGTTTAAGTAGGAATATATTCAGATGACAAAACTAGCAAAGTTTGAATTTCAGCAAGGCTTCCATAGAGAAACTACGCAATATGCGGAAGGACAGCGTTGGTTTAGTGGTAACTATGTACGCTTCCGTGCAGGGCGTCCAGAGAATATGCGTGGTTACGAAACAAGAGCTTTAAATGCAACTTTTGATGGTTCAGCCAGAGCTTTAATTGCATGGGCAGATACAGACAATATAAAAAGAGCAATCTTTGGTACACCAGATAAACTATATGAACATAATGGAGATCAGCTATATGATATTACTCCAATAACGACAGCAGTTACTCTTGCTAATGTTTTTGGTACATCATCTGGAAGTACAAGAGTTTGTTGTTCTGCTGCTGGACATGGCAGGGCTGTAGGTGATTATGTATTGTTTACATCTTCAGCAGCTTTTAATGCTGTAAGTTTGCAGGGAAATACATATCCTGTTATCTCTGTGGAAAGTGCTAATGTATTTACTATATCAGTTACCGATGCTGCTAACGCTACGGGCAGTGATGCAGGATCAGCAACATTTAAATATTATATTCCAACCGGCTATTCTGTTGCAGCGGCTGGTCTAGGCTATGGTGCTGCTAAGTATCAAGCAACTGTATGTGCCTCCCAAACAAGAGCATGGAATCAACCAGCATCTGCGGGATCATCTGGCATTGTATTTGATATTACTCAGTGGAGTCTGGACAACTGGGGTGAGGATATTGTGGCTAATCGCCGGGGTGGTAATATATTTTACTATGATAGTGATGCTTCCACAATACCAACAAGAGCTACATCTATTACGACTTCTCCTATTAGTGTTAATTCTATTGTCGTATCTCCAAATGATAGACATCTTATAGCTTTAGGCGTGAACTCCTATTCAGCTACAGCTACTGTAAGCGGAGTTTTTGATCCTATGCTCGTTAGATGGTCTGATCAAGATAATCGTAGTAATTGGGTTCCTTCTTTAAATACCACGGCTGGTGAAGTTGTTCTCACAGATGGTACAAAAATTGTAGGGGGTCTGCGTGCTAAGAATGCAATTAATATTTGGACTGATAATGCTCTTTGGTTAATGGAATATGCGGGACCACCTTTTACATTTAGATTTAATCAGGCGGGTACAAACTGTGGCATGGTTGGTCCTCATGCTGGTATTGATTTTAATGGTGTTTCTTACTGGATGGGATTTGGTAATTTTTATAGATTTACAGGTCAAGTTGAAACTTTAGGTGCTACTGTTCGTAGATATATTTTTGATGATATTAATCGTGACTACTACGATAAAGTATATACAGGTATTAATTCTGAGTTTAATGAAATTATCTGGTTATATCCTTCGGAAGCTAATACAGAATGTAATAAGTATGTCATTTATAATCCTGTGGATGATTACTGGGTCTATGGTGAAATGATCTTTACAACTTTCACAGATAAGGAAGTATTTGGAAATACTATTACTACAGGTGTCACAGCAGCCGGTAATAATATTTATAACAACGAACCTAAAGATGTCTTTACAGGAAGTGGCGAAACATTAATATCTTTTATTGAGTCTGGTGATTTTGATATTGCAGATGGTAATGATATTATGTTTATGGATAAGGTAATTCCAGACTATGCTTTATCTGGCGGTGAAATTAAAATGAAATTTACTACGAAACAATATCCAGAAAGTTCGGAAGCTATAACAAAAGAATTTAAGATTACAGAAGCTACTCAAAAAGTTGACTTTAGAATCAGAGGCCGCCAAGCAAAGGTGAGGGTGTCTTGTGGATCTAATAATGCTAGTTGGCGATGGGGATCACTTCGAATAGGATATCAGGGGGATGGTCAAAGATAATGGCAAGATATCCCACACTCCCTTATAATATGTCTCAGAAAGACATGCAAAAGATGTATAATGATATTCAAAGATGGGGAGCTATTTTAATTAATGAGTTGACTAGCAGAGATATACAAGTAGATACAACACCATCTACAAATATATATACAGTTGTGACTATTACAGATATAGGAAGACCGCAAAAAGGTGATATTGCATACTCAGCAAGTACAGGTAAATTTAAAGGCTATGTCAGTCTTGGATCGGAAACATCATGGCAAAATCTCAACTAGATAAACTTAATGATCAAATTAAACTTATTAATGATCCGGGGATTACTTTCATAAGTGCAATTAATCAAGGATTAGTTATTCCACCTAATATGTATACTGCCCAGCAAAAACTAGAGCCAATAAAAAAAATACAACAAGCTTATGATAGTTATGTAAATACCTATAAAGTTCCATCTAATTATCTAACACCGGGGAAAAAGAATGATCA